TTACGAACTCGCTCCGTAGTCCGTTTTTGGAAGGGTTATATATAGTGAGGGCTCTTTTAAGAGCCCTGCTAAGTGTGACCCTTTAGGGGTCACTGCAAGCTATGCTTCGCTCCGTTACAAGATGGGGCTGGTTGACGTGACGGTGGGTGTATTAGGTGGTTGCCAAAAAAGGTAATTTGAACCATAACAGGATTAATCTAGTCGAAGACAAGATGAAGTTTCTGGAATTGGTCAAGTTGGGGTGGGACCCTTCTGAGGCTATGGTTAGGATCCATAGGAAGTCTGATACTTTACGTCAATGGATTTTTAGGGATAAAGCTTTTGCTGCCGATTTTGAATCGGCACGCCAGGCTGCTGCTCAACTTAATGTTAATAAGTTGGGTGGGGACAAATTTGATATTAATTTTTCTACCTTTAGTCAAGAGTATCTTGAGTCTAGGGTGTTTCCTCATCATCAGTCTTGGGTTGATGTAGTTGAGGGAAGAGAACCTTCTTGGGTTGATCCTGCTATGGTTTACGAAAAGGGTAGTCCTCGAAGACTCCTGATTAACGTACCACCTGAGCACGCTAAATCAACCATCTTAACTGTGAACTATCCTCTATATCGAATTGCGATGAATCCGAATGTTCAGATAGTCATCGTGTCTCAGACTCAGACCAGAGCCAAAGAATTTTTATACGCAATTAAGCAAAGATTGACCGAACCTCAATGGACTAAAATGCAGACCGTCTATGGACCTGCTGAGGGTTGGAAAGATACTGCTGACCAATGGCGTGATGACCGCATTTATATTAAACGTGAGTCAGAACGAAAAGATCCTACCGTTCAAGCTATCGGTATGGGTCAACAGATTTATGGCACACGTGCCGATCTGATAATCCTAGATGACGTGATAACCACCAGCAACGCCCACGAATGGGAAAAACAACTTAACTGGCTGCAGAAGATGGTTATCACTCGTCTTGGTGCTACTGGTATGTTAATGATAGTTGGCACACGTGTTGCCTCTATAGATTTATATAAAGAATTAAGAAATCCAGATCATTGGTCTGGTGGTAAGTCCCCATTTACTTATATGGCTATGCCAGCTGTTTTAGAATTTGCTGATAAGCCAGAGGACTGGCGAACCCTTTGGGCTAAATCTGATAGACCCTGGGATGGTGCCGAGGGGGAACTTGCTACTCCTGATGCTGATGGTCTTTATCCTAAGTGGGATGGTAAACAATTATTCGAACGGCGCTCGGAAGTGGGGGCGCATACTTGGGCTTTGGTGTATCAACAACAAGATGTTGAAGAAGATGCCATATTCCCACCTGTTCACGTTTATGGGTCGGTTAATAAACAAAGACGTGTTGGTTTAATAGATCCTAAGAAACCAAACCACCCTAAGCTTTCAGAGATGCGTTATGTTCTTGATGTTTTTAATATGGTTGATCCTACCCCAGGTAAGATTCGTGCTTTGATGGAAGACTGGATTGATAGGTATCATCCTAATGAGCTGCGTATTGAAATTAATGCTCATCAAAAATCTTATGCTTTAGATGAAGAACTAAGAATATGGTTAGGCTCAAAAGGCGTGGCTATGAGAAGTCACTTCACTGGTAAAAACAAGTGGGATACTTCATTTGGTGTTGCTGGTATGAGTGGACTCTTTGGTACTTCAGATGATGGTAAACACGATGGTAACAACCTAATTGAATTGCCTTCACACGAAAACAATGAACACGTTAAAGCTTTAATTAATCAGCTTATAACTTGGAAAGCTGAAACTAAGAGCCCAACAGATTTAGTTATGGCTTTATGGTTCTGTGAGATTAGAGCAAAAGAAATGTTACAGCACGGACAATTCCAAAAGAGTCATTTACAAAACAAATATGCAACCAGAAGATCTCTGGCTCAAAGAGGTTCAGTCAACTTAGATGAATGGGCTTCTGACAATATCGACACACTTTATGTATAGAGGAAATTAATGTTAAATAACGAGCAGATCGCAATGAAGGTTCAAGCTCTTAAACTCAAATACGCTGGACGTGATTCACGTATGGGAGATATTTTAGAGATCAGACGCGGCAATATGATTAACGTTGCCCCTGAGTTCTTCCCAGAGGGTATGAGCAAACCAATGATTGCTAACTTCATTGATGTTGCTGCTCGCGATATTTCAGAAGTACTTGCTCCTCTTCCTTCTTTTAACTGCCAAACCACAAACATAACTTCTGATCGTGCTAAGAAGAATGCTGATACTAGAACATTAATAGCTAATAACTATGTTCAGTTTGCCAGACTTCAAACACAAATGTACACAGGTGCAGATTATTACGGTACTTACGGATTCTTACCTATTGTTGTAGAACCTGATACCGAAACTAGACTTCCACGTATTCGCATAGAAAACCCAATCGGTGCTTACCCAGAATTTGATCGCTATGGTCGAATCGTGGCTTACTCAAAACGCTATATTAAAACCATTGCAGAATTACTTGTTGACTTTCCAGAGTACTCTCGTCAAATTCTAGATGGTAATTCAATTGAAGATGTTGATGTTTATTCAACATTGGAAATGATCCGCTATGAAGATGCTGACCAGATTACTTTATTCTTACCTACTAGAGAAAACCTAGTTCTAAAAACTACACCTAACCCAATGGGTGAAGTAATGGTTCGTATTGCTAGACGACCTGGTGTAGATGATGAACCAAGAGGTCAATTCGATGACATTCTATGGGCTCAAATTGCACGTGCACGTTTTGCTTTACTTGCAATGGATGCTGCTGAGAAATCAGTTAACGCACCATTAGCAATCCCTAACGATGTGCAAGAATTTACTTTCGGTCCAGATGCAATCTTGCGTTCACAAAACCCACAATCAATTAGACGTGTTGGGTTAGAAGTTCCTCCTGCTGCATTTACTGAAGCAGAACTATTACAACGTGAAATGCGTATGGGAGCACGTTACCCTGAAGGTCGTTCAGGAAACATTGATGCTTCAGTTATCACAGGTCAAGGTGTCCAAGCATTACTTGGTGCATTTGATACCCAAGTAAAAACTGGTCAACAGATCTTAGCTGATGTATTTGAAGATGTATTAGCACTTTGCTTTAAAATGGATGAAATGCTTTTCCCTGGAGAAAAGACAATCAATGGTGTTAACAATGGCTCACCATATGAATTGAAATACGATCCAAGAAAAGACATTAAAGGCGAATACTCAATTCAAGTACGTTATGGATTAATGAGTGGACTTGATCCATCACGTGCTTTAATCTTCTCACTACAAGCTCTAGGTGCAGATCTTATTTCAAGAGATTTCATTATGAGAGAATTACCTTGGTCAATGAATGTGACTGGGGAACAAGAAAGAATTGACATTCAAAAAATGCGCGATAACTTAAACGCATCAATGAATGCTTTAGCGCAAGCCATTCCACAAATGGCTACACAGGGACAAGATCCTTCAGACATAGTTTCTAAGATGGCACAAGTTATCAAGGAACGCCAAGCAGGTACTTCTATTGAAGATGCTGTTGGAAAAATCTTTACTCCAGCACCAGCCCCAGAGGCAGCCCCACAAGCCGCTCCTGGAGAGTTAGTGTCTCCAGTTGAGCAAATGTCTGTCCCACAAAGCGCTCCTGTTGAGGCTACTCCAGGAGCACCCCAACCAGCACCACAAGCACCACCTAATTTACAGGCTATTCTCGGACAGTTAGCAGGTTAGTATGGAAAAAGAAGTTATATCAGGAGTTGGTGCGAACTCAGAACGTACCGATTTAAACCTGTCTAGTAAATTAAAACAACCTAAAAGAGATGATATTCCATCACAATTTTATGGTGATACTACTCAGTTAAATCAAATGCAAGCAGGTGCTGACTTACAAGGTCAAGCTTATAAAGTACCTAAGTTAACTACACCTATTCCTACACCAACAGGTGAACCAGTAGTTCCTTTAACATCAGATACTTTAAGACCAGATGAACCAGCAGAGATTGGTTTACCATTTGGACCAGGTGCAGGACCAGAAATTTTATTACCACAAACATCTAATAGAGGGACAAGTTTGTCAAATACATTTTATGACTTAGCACAAGCAGATCCTAATCTACAGGCTGTAGCAGAAGACCTAGCTGCCAAAGGGTTTTAATGGCTGAAAAAGATGAAATCGGTGAAGTCATCTGGAGAACAGCTCCTAATACATATGCTGCTGCTAAAAGAGTTGGTATAAACCAAGATCAAGAAAAAGATCTAGCTGGTTATACCTATCTTTGGGGACAGAATAAAAGACTATTAGAGCTTCCAGATTCAACTGCCAGAGTAGAATACGATAAACTTCCTACCGAAACAAAAGATATGCTTACTGCAGTCTATGGTAGAACACTTTACAATTCTACACCTGTGTCAAAAAGTAGATTTACTAGAACATTAGAAGGCTTTGATAAGTACGCAAGATTTATTGCAACACCTTACAGACTTGCACGTATGCAAGATCAAGGTGATGTTGTACAAAGACCAGGTAAATTAACTACCTCAGATAAGATTCAAAACATTTTATTTGGTGGTAACGTTAAAGATGCCAAATACTTATTTAACGAATCAGAACAATGGAAGACCGCCTATAAAGGCGAGCAAATGTTCGATAAGGTTAAAGAGGATAATGTCAAGAAAAGCTACAGTCCTGGTGTTTACAGAACAGCTAAACTTCTTGCAATGAAAAAAGGCTTTGGCGAAGTTATGGCTTTGTCAGAATCCCCAGAAGAATTAAAAGCAATCCTAGATTTCACAACCCTTCTAGATGAAGATCCAAACGCTGCTAAAGAAACTGACTTAGCAAAAGCAATTAGAGATCTTGAACAAGCAAAGATTAGCCCTGGTAGAGATATTTCTGGTGGTATAGGTTTAGCTAGATTTGATAAAATAGGAACTAAAAAAGATCCTTACGATATTGTATCTGGTGTTATTGATGCTGCTTACATTATTGCTGCAGATCCATTAACATATGCTCTTGGTCCAATTCCTAAAGCTCTTACTGTTGCCAGATATGGTTTATTAGAAACAGCTCAAAAAACTGGTATTGAATTAACTTCCACCATTGACGATATGTTTAAGAGTCGCAGTGTTACCAGATACTGGGATGAAGTTGGCGCAAGAATTGAAAAGTATTCTAAAGCTACAACCATTGCAGAACGCTCTGAAATAGCAGCTGAGTTATCTAGAATCTTTAAAGTCAACACTTCAACTATATTTAAATTAGCTGAACCAGATAAACCAAAAGTTGTAGACTTAATTACTGAATGGTCTAAAGCTGGTATCAAAGATGCTGAATCTGCTAAAAACTATTTCATAAACGCTGGTACTGCTGAGTTAATCGGTAGAGGTGCAGCAGGTGGTAGAGCTCCTTTAATGCCTACCTATAACTTATTCAATAAGTTTGGTGCTGAATACATTGCTCCTGCAGTTAGAAATGTACTTGGAATTGGTACAAAAACTCCTGTTGGGTCTTGGGATAGTGCTCAAGAATTTGCAAACTCATTTACTAACGCTGCAAACATAGGACAGTTTGAACAATTTACTGGCGTCAAAACAGTAATGGACAGATTTACTCGCCAATTTGAACGTGCCTTTATGGGCAAATCAATTAGCATTGATGACGCAAGTGATGCTTTAGCCGTTAAGCAAATTGCTAGATTATCTGTTGATAAATATCACGCTGAAGTTATTGCTCAAGCTTGGAGAGAAGCTTCTCCTGGTACTCGTTTACGTATGTGGACTGGTTTACTTCTAACAACTGGTAGACAATTTGGTTTAGAAGCAACTGATGAAGGCAAGAAGTTATTAGAATCTATTAAGATTACTTCTCAACATCTTTACTCAGAAGATATGTCTGCATTAAGAAACATTTCAGATCTTAAATTAGCTAAGTCTGCAGGTATGGGACTTAGACAAGGTATCACTGATAAAGAATTATCAAGCCTTGCTTCAAGAAGCAAAGGTGCTTTACAAGAACTTTCACAACAAAAGAAAGTTTACGTTGAAGAATTAAAAGACTTACAAGCTAAACTAAAAGATGCTGTTAAAAATAATCTTCCTGAAGAAGAAATCACTAGCCTTGAAAAGAACATCAATAGAGTAAAAGCATTTATTGGTCAGACTGGTAAAAAAGTTACTGGCATTCGTCAAGGTTTAGGCTACGATAAAGTCAATATCATTCGTCAAGCATTAAGAGAAACTGGTAAAACAGAAGATCTAATTAAGAAGATACTGGACAATCTTCGAAATGGTGTTGAATTAGATGACGCTGATGGAATTGTTGACATTGGTTGGTGGCAACAAAGCCAAAGAGTTAGTGTTCCTAACTTTATGGAGTGGGCAAGAGAAGGTGTGGGAAATCCATTCTCTAGAGCTGCCAAATCTTACAACAGTGTCTTTATTGAAAAACTTACAGACTACTGGTCTTGGTTCAACTTAGTTCCAAGATTAGGTTTACGTTCTGTTATCGAAGAAGTTGCATTCTTTGGTTTAGCAGCACGCACAAGTGATTTAAAGAATCTTTTACTAGGTAAAGCTATCTCAAATGAATTACGTTATGTAACTCAAGGCGAAGCTCAACTTGGTTTATTTAATAGAATGATTTACCGTTATATCAAATCAGACAAGATTACTGAAGCTGAACGTATATTAATTAACTCAAGTGAGAGTGGGTTAGCTAAAGCAATTGCAAAGCGTGTTGCTAAGAAACAAGCTTTGATTAAAGTTGTTGGAGCTAAACCTCAAACTGTTGAACGTTGGGTAGAAGACTTTGTTAACTCAGAATACGGTATGTCCGTTATTGACGAGATCAACGAAGGCGCTTTATCTACTTTAAACATTGGTGAAAACTCCACTCAATACGCTGTGTTAAAAGCACAGAAACGCTATGGTGGTGTTGCTGAATGGAACCCATCAGTTAGAGAAGCTATTAAAGATCTTAAAGCAGAAGCTGCTTGGACTAATCTTAAAAGCAGTGCTGGATTAGACTTTAAAATTGGTTGGTTAACTCAAATCCAATTACGAGTTAATCGTGGGACTAACTTAAAATTTGGTGAAATAGTTCTTAAAGGTTTAGCTCGTAAAGAAAAACCAGAACAAACCATTCAAAACCTTATGAAGTATATTGATGTTCTAGACTTTGAGGGTAAGTTATCTAGTCTTACATTGTATGAAACCCTAGGACCTAGAGCATATGCTGAAAGAATGTATGACTTTGTTGCTCATCCATTTACTAAACGCAATGGTTTAATTAACGATAAACTTGTTAACAAAGTAGTTAAGTTTGATAAAGATACTTTAACAGGTTCTCCTATAACTAGATTCAAAGCTAATGAATTAACTCTTGATGATCTAGATGCTTTTGATGATTTAGACGCACCTGAAACTATCCTTGGTCGCAAATATGTTCCTATTGCCAATGGCACAGAAGAGCATATTAATAAGATTATGGAAAAGGGTATGTCCTGGATGGCTCGTCAAATCAGCATCTTAGGCAGAGAACCTATTATGTTTGCTAATTACCAAAGCTATCGTAAACAATTAGAAACAACAGAAACAGTTGTTAAAAATAAACACATAGCAAATGGTATTGATGAAGAACTAGCAAGTAAATTAGCTAGTGAATATGCAGCAAATCTATCTTTATTCTTTGCTAGAGAACGTACATTATCTTATGTAGATAACCCTGCCATTAGAACTAATATGGCATTTAGCTTACGTAACTTAGCTCGTTACTATCGTGCAACTGAAGACTTCTATCGCCGTGCTGGAAGATTAGTTAAGTTCCAACCTCAAGCATTAGTTAAAGCAAGATTACTTGCAGAAGGTATGGACCATACTGGTTTTATCTACACAGATGACCAAGGTGAAAAGTACTTTGTTTATCCTGGT